GATGGAGACTATCAGTATTATCCTTACACTGACGGAGATGGAGTTAGAACGGCTGTTAAGCAACGCAGTGTTCCTACAAAGCAATTCTCCATCTCAGGAGACTTCGGGCGAGCAACACTATTCGGTCAGCATCTCTTTCACGCTGGAGGAAAAGCTATCACCATCACAGAAGGAGAGCTTGACGCTCTCGCAGCTTTCCAGATGCAAGGATCTCTCTACCCTACAGTGAGTATCAGAAACGGTGCTCAGGCCGCTTTGAAGGACTGTAAGGCACAGTATGAGTGGTTGAACAGCTTTGACTCTGTGGTTATCTGCTTTGATGCCGATGAGCCGGGTAAGAAGGCGGCTAAGGAAGTGGCTGAACTGTTCGGTAACAAGGCCAAGATCATGCAACACAAGAGTGGACACAAGGATGCTTGTGACTACCTGATTGCAGGGGCTACCAAGGACTTTGTTAACGAGTGGTGGAGGGCTAGTCCTTATACCCCAGATGGGATCATCAACGGTAGGGATTTATGGGAAGAGCTTCGTAAGCCTAAGCAGTTGCCTGATGCGTCATGGCCTTATGCCAAACTCAACGGCATGATGGCAGGCTTGCGTAAGCGGGAATTGATTACCATTGCCGCAGGAACAGGACAAGGTAAATCTACCTTCTTGCGTCAGTTGATTCACCACTTGTTGATGACAACTAACGACAATATTGGAATGGCTTTCTTGGAAGAATCCCCAGAGCGAACTGCCTTGGGTATCATGTCCATTGAAGCGGGTAAGCCTCTACATTTGCCTCAGACAGAGTACACCGAAGAGGAACTAGAAAAGGCTTACTTGAAGACGATGGGCACGGGTCGCTGTGTGTTGTTTAATCACTTTGGTTCATTGGATATTGACAATGTGCTGAATCGGTTGCGGTACATGGTTAAAGCACAGAACTGTCAGTGGGTTATTTTGGATCACTATCAAATGATCCTGTCAGGAATGGACACAGACGAGCGTAAAGGACTTGATATGTTGCTTACAAAGTTGCGTACATTTGTCGAGGAGACAGGAGTAGGTTTGTTTGGCATCTCACATACCCGCCGACAGGACGGTAAAGGCTTAGAAAACGGGGCTGAAATCAGCTTGTCGTCCTTACGAGGTACTCAAGGTATCAGTCAGTTGTCTGACGCGGTTATCGGACTTCAAAGGGATCAGCAGAATGACGATGAAGCTAAACGGAATACAACTGAACTTCGATTGTTAAAGTCACGGTTTACAGGCGAGACTGGCCCTGCTGGTAGTCTGTATTTTGATAAGAAAGTAAACAAATTAGTAGAAGTTGCTGAAGAATCTTTATAATTTTGCAGAAAAGTGTTGACAGTTTCGTGATCATAGTGTATAATAATACTGGTCACAAAAGGAGTTAACATGACACAATGTAAAGTTTGCGCCCAAGAGCTACCTGATGAAAAGTTTGGTAACACCTACCATACCCTTTCTGACGGTACTCGAAAGGTCTATAAAGATTCAACCTGTATGGTTTGCCGCAGAAAAAAACACTTGGAGAACCCTGAAAAGAAGGAGATTCATAAGAAAGGATCGAGTACTTGGTATAAGAATAATCCCGGTAAAGCAAAGGAACAACGCCTACGCCGATACGGTATTACATTACAGCAATACAATCAGCTTAGAGAAGACCAGAACTATTGTTGTGCTATCTGCGGAAGACATGAAGAAGATGTTGAACAAGGCAGGGCAGTAACTAGTAGTACCGCATTGTGTGTAGATCATTGCCATACAACCGATAAAGTTCGGGGGCTTCTCTGCACTAACTGTAATACAATGATTGGAAAGTCTAAGGATGATGTTTCCGTTTTAGAAGCAGCAATTACATATTTGGAGAATACATGACAGCAAGCGATGGCGGTAAAGGATCAGCACCACGGCCTATCCCTGATCCTCAGAAGTTCAGGGATAACTGGGATCAGATCTTTGGTAAGAAACCTAAAGAGGATAAGAAGCATGAAAACAGTGATTGAGATGGCGCTGGAATCTAAGGTAGCTTTTGACTCAGAAGAATATCCAGAGATTTGGCAGACCTATATGGATGTTGGGCGCAAAGAACTTGAACGCTTTGCTGAGATGGTTCGCGCACAAGAGAACGAAGCCTGTGCCCTGATCGCAGACGAGGCAGAGCCGTACAACGCAGCGGACTTGATCCGCAAGAGGATGAAGAAATGACAGTAGAGCATCTAATCGTAGGAGCTACCGGAGTAGGATACCTGATCGTAGGTGTGCTACAATGGAGCAAGGGAGAGATCTCTAACGGGATGATCTGGACGGGCTATGCCTTTGCACAGATTGGACTGTGGTTAAACATTAAATAAGTTCAGAAAACTCTTGACTTTTCTGCACGATTAGTGTATAATAAATGCTTTAGGAGAAAACTATGCAACATCAATTTAAAGTATGCACTACGTGTGGGCAAGATAAGCCTTTTTCAGAATTCTGGCAAAAATCAGAAGCAAAAAAGGACGGGACTCGGAGCTACCGACCTTCTTGTAAAGAGTGTGAGATCAAGAAAAAGCTTCAAAAGTACCATCAAGGAGGAGGCAAAGAAGAGCAAAAGAAAAGATCATTTCGTGCTTTGATGCGCTCCTATGGAATTTCAGAAGAAATCTACGAACAGGAAAGAATTAAGCAGAACTACAAATGTTTATTGTGTGGAGCAGATGAAGTAGATCAGCCTCATGGTAGACTTTTTGTTGACCACTGCCATAATACAGGAAAGTATCGAGGACTTCTTTGCGTCACTTGCAACACAGGTCTCGGAGCTTTTAAAGACAATGTTGAGCTTATGCAAAAAGCAATCGAGTATTTAAATGAAACTAGTCTTAGACATCGAAACCAATCTAGCACATGACAAAATTTGGGTGTGTGTTACAAAAGATATTGAAACAGGAGAAGTGCGGAAATGGAAACATCCAAATGGCCTAAACGACTATCTAAGCAAGGCTACGATCTTAGTGGGCCACAATCTTATCTCGTTCGATGCAGTGATCCTAAATCGTATCTGGAAGACGAAGATTCGTTTGAAGAACGTCTACGACACACTCATAGTAAGTCGTCTTTTAGACCCGAGCCGCGAGACAGGACACAGCCTAGAAGCGTGGGGACGAACTCTAGGGTTCAACAAGATTGACTACACCGCTGTATGGCAGTGGATGATGGACAGGAAAGAGGAGTATAAAGGTGAGTGTTTCGACTTCCCTATTAGCGACCTTCTTAATCATTATTGCATTAGGGACGTTGAAGTTACTGCTAAGTTATATCTTCACTTGGTTAGTGAACTGGAGCAAAAACAGTTTAGCCAAGAATCGGTAGACTTAGAGCATCGTGTTGCATCAATCATTGCCAAGCAAGAAAGGGCAGGGTTCAAACTTGACCAGATCCACACAACCTGTTTACTTACTGACATCAAGTCAAAAGTGGCAGGAATATATGAGCGAATGCAAGAGAGATGGCCTCCAGTCACACTTGAGCGATACTCTGACAAAACTGGAAAGAGACTCAAGGACAGCGTGGTTACTTTCAATCCCGGAAGTAGACAGCAGATCGGTGAGCGATTGAAGGAACTTGGGTGGAAGCCCAAGGAGTTTACCGAGACAGGACAGCCTAAGATTGATGAAACTGTGCTCGCTAGTGTTAAGATACCAGAGGCTCAGGTCATTGCTGAGTACCTGATGCTCAACAAGCGTATCAGTCAGATTGAATCATGGTTAGAAGCTGTAGGTAAAGACGGTAGGGTACACGGTAAGGTCATCACTAACGGTGCTGTTACAGGCCGGATGACCCACAGTAGCCCTAACATGGCTCAGATCCCCAATGCAGGTTCCATCTATGGGCCTGAGTGCCGGGAATGCTGGTCAGTTGAGGATGGTAATGTGTTGGTAGGTTGCGATGCTTCAGGTCTGGAGCTTCGTATGTTGGCTCACTATATGAAGGATGAAGATTATGTCAGAACTGTCTGTGAGGGATCATCTAAAGATGGAACGGATGTTCATACAGTTAACCAAAGAGCAGCAGGACTCGCTTCTAGAGATAATGCGAAGACTTTTATTTACGCCTTCCTCTATGGTGCGGGAGATGCAAAGATTGGTAGCATTGTGGGAGGCAGTGCAAGAGATGGAACAAAGCTCAAAGCAAAGTTCCTCCAGCAAACACCAGCCCTCTCCCGGCTCTTGGATCGAGTCAGCAAGCAAGCAGCCAAGGGGTGGGTTCCCGGACTTGATGGGAGACGTATTTGGGTTCGCTCAGAACACGCTGCCCTCAATTCGCT